ATCAAAGAAATATATCAAAACTCAGGCAGATATTTAAAAGAAGAATTAGATGATATTGATGTTGAAATTCATAACAGTTTTGACAACTCAAAAATTCCTACATGGAATACGTTTATAGAATATTTAAAGGAGGAAAAAACAAGTGATTGAAAATATCAAAAAAGAACAAGTAAGAAACGATACATATATTTTAAATAAAATAATGCGTTATTTAAAATTAAATATTCATAAAGTTGTAAATGATAATGACTTATCTTTTATTTATGAATATATAAAAGAAAGTAGAAAAAAGAGAGGTAATTAATGACAGACAAAATATTAGTTAAACTTGCTCAATATCAAACAGAAACAAGAAATCAAAAGCAAGAACTAAAAACTTATGTTCAAAAGTTATTAGATAGAGAGGAAGAAATAAAAAAACTAAAAGAAGAATACGAAGAAAAAATCAAACTATTGAAAGACGATATAGCTTTTAAAGATAGAATGATTAAAGAACTAAGACCCAAACCAAAGATAAGAAAGGTAAAGAAAAATGAAAATTGATCCAATTGTAAAAGATATTTTACAAGAACTTAAATTTAATCCTAGTGAATGTTTATGGGAGAAGCATGGTGCAACTTGCATGAAACATAGATATATTGAAATTGCAGGACAAGAAAAAGGTGTAATAATTGAAAGTTTAGATGAAGTAGAAAAAAACTCAGCAGAAGGTGTAGTTGCAATTAAATGTACTGCAAGTCTAGGTAAATCAAAAGTAATTACTTATGGTGAAGCAACACCAAAAAATAATAAGAATGGTTATCCTTATGCAATGGCAGAAAAAAGAGCAATTGATAGAGCTATATTAAAATTAATAGGTATTCATGGATTTGTTTATTCTGATGATGAAGTGGATGATAAGTTTGAAAATGTTGAAGTAAAAAAAACAGAAACAAAAGAACAACCAAAAAAGAAAATTGATGATCTGTATATTACAACAGCACTAGATAAAATTAAAAACAATAAAGAAAAAAAAGATTCTGTAGTTTTAAGAAGTGAAATGGAAAATCTTAAAACTGAGATACATCAGTCTATGGGTTGGGATGCGTTTACCAAGACTGAAAAGTTTAAAACATTTAACGCATTAAAAAATCAAATACTAAAACAACGAAGGAGTTAAACTATGGCATTTGAATTAAAAGAAGGTGAAGGTTATCTAAATAGAGATAATGAAAACCCAGAAAAGTTTTGGGGTTCATTCAAACTTAGTAAAGATATGAGAAGGGGTGATACCTTAAATCTTACTGAGTGGATAAACACCAAAGATGATGGAAAAGTTGTTCATAAATTACAAGAGAGAAAGCCTAAACAGGCTTAATCTGTAATAGATGGGGTGGTCGTTTTTAAGCTCCCTTGCTGTTAGTTAGCTACCACCCCTTTTACTTATGGACTTAATAATATTAAATGATGGATTGTATAGTTTAGTGCCTGTAACAAAACAAATGTTAGAAGATGTAAAAATTATTAGTGGTGTAGATTGTTTTGATCTTTGCGACATACTACGTTTGAAACTTACTACATACCATGAAGGATGGAACGCACATATTATGAATGATGGTAGTGGTGATTTTTATGGATGTATTTGTAAATAAATTTAAGGAGAATAAATGTCAGATGACAATATAAAATGGATAGATATTGGTGAGAAAATGACCAAGCAAATGTTAGAACAAAAACAAAAAGAATATGGTAGCTTTGATAACAACTCTTATATCATTGCAAACTTCATACAATCTGTATTGGAAGTAACAAATGGATTTAAAATAAAAGTGCCTATAACTTTAGTACCACAGTTGATGATCGTATTAAAATTAACAAGAACAATAGATGATGGTAGTGGCAAAGATATTTATAAACTTGACACACACAAAGATATTGATGGGTATAATTCTTTACTAAAAGATATGCTTCACAATATGAAAGGTCAGGGTAAAAATGATTAATAAATCTAAGATATTTTACAGTCCAAGAATCAAAGAAATCATAGATTTTATGTCAGTTTATTACAATGAACATCAATGTTTTCCTAAGTTAGATGAGATTGGCAAAGCATTAAATCTTACAAAACAAAGAGTAGGTATTCTTTTAAAAAATGCTGAACGATTAGGTTTAATAAAATCTGACAATGTTTTTATGAGAAAGTATATGTTGACGAAATCAACAAAAAACAGTAAATTAAAAGTCAATAATTATTATGAGTTGTAAAAAAATATATTACTACGAAATAACAGCAACTCTTGAGGAGGAATTTGATTCTGTTGAGAAAGCAGCAGAACAAATAAATGCAACAGACAAAGCAGTTGTGAAAGAAATAACACACAAAAATCTGGTGCATAGTTTAATAAAAAAGGAGGATAAAGATGATAGGAAATAATGAGCTTCCTATAATCGAAAACCAAATGGATGATATTCATAGAAAGATGAAATCATCTATTAGAAATGGAAATCTATGCGTTCATAGACTAAAGGATATGAGGCTGTATAGAAATCTATTTATAGAAGCTGTAAGACTACAGAACAAACAAGCTAAATTTATTTACGAATAATTTAGCATTGTTAGACATAAACTTTAAAAGAAAGGAAGGCTATCTATGTCTCAAAATAAAAGAAGAAAAACTGACGAACAACGATCAAGAGAAATAAGGTTCAACAAACATTGTGGTACAAGACTAAGAAATTTGAGGTGTAAGAATAAATACACACAGACTGATCTTGGTAATGTTCTGGGCTATTCGTTTCAACAAATACAGAAATACGAAAAAGGTGATAATGTTATGACTGGTTTTGTTGCAGGTGTGTTAGCAAATTTTCTCAAAGTAAATATAAATTATTTTGCTGAAGGTTTTAACTTTGATAACTACACAAGCAATCTTAAATACGAAGATCGTTTTCCAGAAGTAAATAGATGTAACCAAGTAAGAAATGAAAAGTTATATCCTAATCCTAATTCTTATGGTGAATTGTCCGACCATGTGAATGTGTTTCCTAGTAATGAAATACTTAAAATTGGACAATAACAAATGCGAAAATAAACTATATAAATAATCAATAAGGTGGTTAGATAGTAGGCGATCTAGCCACCACTATATGAAATACAAATCTCCAATTGCCAAACCACAAAAGCCTGTAGATCAATTAGATAAGTTAGCAAATCTGTATAACAAAACTAAGGAGAAGAAGTATAAAGAACAATGGTATGAATTGGTTAAAAAAATTGTTCGGCATATTCCTAATTAAATATTATTTTTTTCGTCATCATCTTTCATACATTGATAATGAGCTTTGCCTTTGCTTGTAGGATAAAAAGCAACAAAGCTATCTTGGTTTGTCATCTCCTCACCACAATATCTACATCTTCCAATGTCAATGATAATAACCTTTGGTTTTTTCCAAAGTTTCTTTTTAGGTTTTGGCATAGTTAGGCTTCTTGCCTCTGCTACCTTTTCTTTCTGCTTTCTTTTTTCTTGCAACAGCACTTCTTCTTTGTGAAGGACTCATTGCTCTAGCCTTTGCAAGTGGAACACACTTCGGATAATTTCTTCGCTTCTCACCTTTTGATCTACCACAAGGAGGAAAGCCACCTCCTTTTTTTGGATTAGCAATATCAACCCACTTTTCAGATGTCCACTTTCTTAAACTCATTTTCTTTTTTTCTTTTTCTTACCACCAGGTTTTATTCTACCTGAACAAACTCCAGCAGCGTACATATTTGCGTATGCCGAAGGATATTTAGCAAATTTTCTTTTGGCAGCAGCCTTACCTCTTGCACATAATTTAGCCATCTTCAAACTCCTTTAGTATTTGTAATTTTTCTTCTGCATGAGCAATCTTTTCAATCAGCTTATCTGCTTCATCTATGTGTTGTGGATGCTCACCAATCCCAACACTATTGTCTAAATAAATTTTTAATGTAGCGTCAGCTTCAGCAATCTGAGCTTCATATCTTTTTTCTAGTGCCTCAATAATTATTTGCTTCATGCACTATGTCTCTTTTGGACAACAAACTTAGCAACTTTTACTGCACCCTTATGAGGTTTATACGTTCCTTTCATAAGTTTATAAGAGTTACCTTTTTTCATCCAATGAAATCCTTTTGGTGCTTTTACTGTTTTCATCATGTCATTTTTCTCTTTTTCTTTTTTTTAAGTTTTGCAAAATCTGCACCTGTAATCTTATCAAATGGTGGTGCAACTCTTGCAATTTTCATTTGTTTTTTACTGTACTTTTTATTTTTTCCTTTTGGCATATTACTCCTTATTATATCCCTCCTTCATACCCAATCAATAAATGATTACACCTGATTATTAATATTTTTTCTTTTTATTTTTTTTCTTTTTATTTTTCTTCTTTTTGTCTTTTTTTTTACTATACATCATAGTTTTCTCCTTTTGTTACCATTTCTTGCAAGACCAATATCTTGCAGAAAATTTATCTGTAGCTGTAGCACATCTGTGTCTAGCTCTAAAGCTTTTTCTTCTTGCTGGAATATTCTTTTTAATTTTCATATTGGCATCACCAAAACGAATAATCTTTTCTTTACCATCTTTACAAGCCTTTACTACAAATTTCTTACCACCAGAAATCTGTCTCTTAGGACTGTTACATTTCATTTTAGCTTTATTTATTGCCATCTAATTTTACTCCATCAAAGTATTTATAATCATATTCCACTACTCTGCAATCATGTTTTTTACGCATAGACTTTTGTTTATCTTTAAATTCTATTGCTTTTTTTTCAGTTTCAAAAATTGTATTGGTAAACATTGTGTGTAAATCACTATCTTTTTTCCATACAACGCAATACATTATGTCATAGTCTTTGGTTTTTTGGGAGGAACTACAACTTTTTCAGTACACAAAAACTTAATAAATATTTTGTTTTTATTGACATCTTCATAACCAATTTCTTCTAATTTAAGTATTGATTCATAGTTACCAGCTATCATACAAGAATAACCATCTACAAATAAATCTGGGTATCTGTAAGGTGGTAAGCAACTATTACTAACAGCAGAACACATTATTAAATTTAATACAAAATTCATTCTTTATCTTTTACTTTTTTTAATTCATCCTCAAGTTCAGTTATTTTTTTATTTGCATCTAGTAAGTCTTGTTGAGAATG